TGTAAAGATTAAGTTTGATAGAATTGCAAGTGAGTTTTATATAGAAAATCTTTCTGTTACTGAATCAATAACGCCTAGATCGACACAGCTTCGATATGATCTTGAATGGCCTGTGAATTTAGAAAATGATAAATTAAAAATTTATGTAAATTCACAAGAATTACTTAAACGTGAATATGTTATTGAAAACATAGAAAAAACAGATAATCGAGCTACGTTTAAACACGGTAGAATTACATTTATAAACCAATTATCTGACAATGATATTGTAACAGTAGACTATTATAAATCTATAGAATTATTAGATGCAGCAGATAGAATTAATTTTGCATATAATCCCACTAGTTCAATGGCAGGAAAAAAACTTAACCAATTAATGACTGGAGTTGATTATGGAGGCGTCGAAGTTAAGAGCTTTGATTTTGATAGTCCTAGCGGTTGGGATACTCAGCCGTGGTTTACTGATTCATGGGATGCCTACAATAATACTTTTGAAGATGAAGTATTTACAAGTGACGGATCTACTATTGCAGTACAACTAAGTGCTCCTTTAGAAGACGGTATAGTTTATAACTTTTATAAAAATGGTGTAAGAATTGATGCACCTGACTATGTAGAAAGTACTCCAGAAGTTCCAGGATACTCAGCTACTAATCCGTATGCAGAAACAGCAAGTATGACCGGCGATGGACAAACAGATATTATTTACACTCAAAATTTAGGTATAGATTTAAACGACGGCGATGTGTTTATAGTCAGAAAAATTACAAGTGATGGTAGTATTATTGCAGACTTAGCTAGTTATGACACACAGTTACAAGGCGGCGACCTAGCATATACAAAAGCACAAGGTGTAAATGCTGAGGAAATAGTAACAGACGGCGATTTATTTGTATCTACTACCCATGCAAAAACAGAAGAGTTTATCCCAGGATCTGTTTTTGATACACTAGATATTACGGTACATACAAGATCCTCAGGTGGCCAAGGAATCATAAAATGTATTAATAGAGAAGTAGCTAGTACTGGTAGTTTTACACATAATCTTAGTAACACAATTGGTTCTACTAATAGCATAATAGTAAAATATGACGGTCAAATTTTAAATGATACACAATATACCTTAGATTGGGCAGCACAAACTGTTACTATTCCTAACCTATTAGCAAACAAAGCTCTTTCAATAATTGAACAAGATCAAGGATCTTCGTCATTACTAAAAAATACTGGTGAAATTATTGTTAGTCAACCACTATCTCAATTTATTCTAGAGGAAGAATGGAACGAAGATATATCAGTACATGTTACAGTCAACGGAGATCAAATTAAGAATACTTTTTATAGTAATCTTACTCTTACAGAAGACGATAATAGAATTGTAGTTGAATTTGAGGAAACTTTACAACCAAACGATGTTATAAACTATTCTGTATTTTTAGGAAATGCGCAAGTTAATTACAGTCAAGTTGTTATTGATCAGTTTACAGGTAACGGGTCAACTGTAGATTTTGTACTACAAGAAAGTCCGTTTTATGCGTTGCCAACTGAACACAATGTTGTTGTTCAGGTAGGACAAAAGATTCTTAATAGTGGGTATAACATTGAGTATACAATACCTGATAATAATCAAAGAGAATATAAACTGGAATCATTCCAACAACCGCCAGGGTCTCTTTCTGCTACAGGGCTTAAAGTTTTCCTTAATGGTGAAGAAATAATTACTCCCGAACAATGGAGATTAGACATTGCAAACAGTTCTATAATACTAAGTGACGAAGCAGGTACTCCTGGAGATCTTGTTGAGATATATAATATTTCTGAAAGTGAATATAGAATTCTAGGAAAACAAGTTACTTTATCTAATCCGCCCCAAACAGGTGAACTAATTAGTGTTTACCAATACAGTAATCATGATTTATTAGGTATAGAAAAAATCCAACTTGATGTTGTAAAACGTGCACAAATTATTTCAGATCAAGAAACTCGATCTTATTTAAGATTAACAGTTGGCGAAATTGAATTAAGAAAACCAGCAGTAGATGCACAATATGTATGGGTGACGCAGAATGGAACATTACTTACACCTAGTGTTGATTATTATATTACTAATGATAGAAAAAAGGTAAGATTAGTTGAGATACCTACAGACGACGATGTTATAGAAATAATTCATTTTGCAGCAGATGTCGATACTGACGGCTTTAGTTATCGACAGTTTAAAGATATTTTAAATAGGACTCATTTTAAGAGATTAGATGCACATAGTACAGTTTTAGCAAATCAGTTAAACAGCGACGATCTTAGAATAGAAGTAGTAGACGGAAGTGATCTTGCAGAACCAGATAAGGGTAGAAATTTGCCAGGAATTATTTTCATAAATGGTGAGAGGATCGAGTATTTTGTTAAAGAAGACAATTTACTCCGTCAGCTTAGACGAGGTACTCTCGGAACTGGTGTCCCTGCTTTCCATGCAAATAATACGAAAGTTTATAATCAAAACAGAGAAAAAACAATTCCGTATAAAGATACAAACGTAACACAAAATGTTGTAGCTGACGGTATTAATAGTAGTTTTGTAATTAATTTTCCTGTAGATGATCTAAACCAAGTAGAAGTTTTTGTAGGAGGACGTAGGTTAAGAAAATCCTCTATAGAAATATATAATCCTAGCATAGCGCAAAATAGTCCAGCAGGCGACGAAACATTTGCAAAAGAATTTGATGTTATTAATAACACATTAATTTTGCAAGATATTCCTGCAGATCAAGTGACAGTTACAATTGTTAAAAAACAAGGACAAATTTGGAAAAAAGACAACGAACCGCTTGCAGAAGCACAAAATTCTATTGCAAGATTCTTACGTGCAGGAACATATGAGCAACCTGAATAAATACAGTATAGGAAAAACGGATAATATGATGCAAGATAATCACGGAATATTAGTACAGGGTCACATTAAAATATTTGATCCAGATACAAGCGAAATTTATATAGATAAAAGAAATGCTATACATTATGAAAATATGAGTATAGCATTAGCAGAAAGCCTTTCTAATGCTGGAGAAGGATTTATTTACGAAATGAGCTTAGGTAATGGTGGAACCAGCATAGATCCTACAGGTATTATTACGTATCTAACACCCAACAGTACCGGAACTAATGCAAATTTATATAATCAAACATATACTAAAGTAGTAGATGACAGAAGTGTAAATAATTTAGATCCTACTAGAAATAAAATAGAAACTAGACATGTAAGCGGAACAAATTATACCGATATACTTGTAAGCTGTTTGTTAGATTACGGAGAACCTAATGGACAACAAGCATTTGATACTGCTGCATCACAAAACGAATCATATGTTTTTGACGAACTTGGTTTGAAAAGTTATAGTCCAAACGGTACAGGCAGATTGCTAACACATGTTATTTTCCATCCTGTGCAAAAGTCACTTAACCGTTTAATTCAAATTGATTACACCGTAAGAGTGCAGAGTTTAACAGGATAATATAATGCCATATCAAATAGAATATACAGACAGTATTAATAAAGGTTCAATAATAGTTGAAGATGCTACATTAAATACAGAAACTAGTATTACCCTTCCTGGTAGGAATGTTACATCATACGGCCAGGCAGTTTCTGAGAACTTTTTACACTTATTAGAAAATTTTGCAAGTGCTAATGCTCCTGCACGTCCGGTTGAAGGACAACTATGGTATGATACTAGCGACGGTGTTAATCAATTAAAATTGTATGACGGAACAACATGGACTGCTAGTGGCGGTTTAAAAAAATCATCTACACAACCTGAAGTGTCAAATAGTATAGCAGGAGATGTTTGGGTTAATACAGAATCACAACAGCTATATCTTTTTACTGGTGCTGGCTGGGTGTTAGTCGGCCCACAGTTTAGTGATGGATTACTTACTGGCGCAACAAGTGAAGAAATTATAGGCGATGATGATGTTACTTATACAGTATTAATTTTAAAAATTAAAGAACAGCCAGTTATTATATTAAGTGACCAATCATTTGTACCAAAAATAACACTTGTTGGATTTAGAACAGGCATTAAAGCAGGTATGAATATTACAAGTCAATTACTTGTAGGTGAAGAACTTAAATATTATGGTTTATCAGAAAAGGCTGAATCATTAGTAATTGCAGGAAGAAAAGTTCCTGCGAGTAATTTTTTAAGAGCAGATACGCCTACCCAAACAAATTTTGATCTTTCTATAAAAAACAACGAAGGATTACAAATTGGTTCGGGCAATCAATTAAAACTATCTATAGAGAATGAAGCTGCTGTAGTTTCTCAAAGTATTGCTGGATCTAACATAGATTTTAGATTAAAAACGTCAACAGCATTTCCAACATTACTACGTTTAGATAGCGCAGGTTTTGTAGGAGTAAACAACTTAGGACCTGAGGCAGAATTAGATGTCAAAGGCGATATAAAAGTGCGCCCACGAGACGGGTCTCCACAAACAGGCACAATTATCGTAGAAAATAATATACCAAGTAGCGATATTAGCTCTGGCTCAATAGTAACCACAGGTGGTGTTGGAATAGGATTAGACCTAAATGTAGGAGGCAACATAACTATAGGCGGTTCCGTAACAACTGCAGATATTATCCCAGATGGGTCCGGAACGAGAGATATAGGTACTCCGAGTTTAAAATTTGATCAAGTTTACTCAAATAACTTTGTAGGAAATTTGCAAGGTAATGTAAACGGAACAGTTACAGGGAGAGCAGGTAGTGCAGATAGACTTGTAAGTGCTACTACCTTTGCGTTAATAGGCGATGTTGAACCAAGTAGTATTGATTTTGACGGACAAACAGGCGGAACATTGAAACAACTTGATGTAACAATTTCTAATAGTTTTATTTCTAGAAAAGATACAATTTACGATGCTGACAATCAAGACGAGCTTTTGTTAAATAAACGCTCAGGTACTACCGGTGTTTATAAAATATCTAAACGTAATTTACTCAAAACAATACCACTAGTGCCTGCAGGATCTATTATGCCATATGGAGGCATCGAAGCCCCAACAGGATGGCTATTGTGCAATGGCGCCGAAGTATTGAAATCCGATTACACGGAGCTATTCAATTCAATTGGGTTTAATTTTAAAGATGCATCGTTATTATCAGATCAAGGCGTCAATTCTTTTGCATTACCAGACCTGAGAGGACGATTTGCAATGGGTGCAGATAATATGGGAGGCGTATCTGCAGACAGAGTTACTGATATTGCCGCTGATGCGATTGGCGGGAACGCTGGCGCAGAAGAAAGATTTATAAGCACAGAAAATCTTCCTGATCACGAACATGACATGGAAGCACCGAGCGGAACACAATATTATGGATTGCGTGTTGGATCTGGAGAACCAGTAGACGAGGAAGCGATCACTTTTACTATCGATCCAGGCACAGGCGGAACCCAAGCATATCCAGCAAGTGGCGGAATAAAATCAGATAACGTTGGACAACAATTTAATATAATGAATCCGTACTTATCTATTAACTATATAATTTATACTGGACAATAAAATGAGTTACCAACTTAATAAAACTGACGGAGCATTACTAACTGAGCTAATAGATGGCCAAATAGATCAAACATCGACTAACTTAACTTTAGTAGGCAGAAACTACACAGGCTATGGCGAACATTTTAATGAAAATTTTATAAAACTTTTAGAAAATTTTTCTAGTACTGCTGCTCCTAGTAATCCATTAACAGGCCAAGTTTGGTACGATCAATCATCACAACGTTTAAGTGTATATGACGGTACAGTATGGAAAGCTAGCGGCGGCCCGTATGTGCAAGACACACAACCGTCATTAATATCCGGAGATTTATGGATAGATAATCTTAAAAATCAACTTTTTGCATATGACGGCACTGACCTTATATTAGTCGGTCCTAGTTATACACAAGCACAAGGAACTAGTGGATTTCAAATTGAAAGTATACTTGACAGTCAATCAAGATCAAGAACAGTAGCAAGTTTATATGTCGGCGGCGAAAGAACTGCGATATTAAGTGCTCTTACATTTACTCCGGTATACAGTCAAAGAATAGAAGCACTTATTACAAGTGATAATCCGAATGGAATAATTTACGAAGGTATTAATGTGATAAAACCTGATACCTTTAAGTTTTTTGGAACAGCTAGCGGCGCCAACGCTCTTATTACCGGCACTGGTGTAACTAGAACAGCTGATCAATTTTTACCATCAGACGCAAATGGAGTTACAGTCGGAACACTAACTGTTCAAAACTCAGGCGGTATTACAGTTGGGCTATCACAAAACCATGTACAAAAAGTAGTTGGCCCTAGATTTTATTTTGAAAATCAATTATTAGATCATGATTTAAGTTTACGAGTAAGAACTACACCAGCAGGTGCGCTGATTGTTGATGCTCTTTATATAGATGCATCAGAAGAAAAGATTGGTATTTTTACTAATACTCCTCAGTATACACTAGACGTAAATGGAACTATGCGTGTTACAGGTGACCTAGTTGTTGAAGGAAACTCTACTACTGTAGAAACAACAACTTTACTTGTTGAAGATAAAAATATAGATTTAGCACATGTAAACGGTGGAGTTTATGGTGACGATTCAGCAGTAGATGGTGCTGGACTTACTGTTTTAGCAAGTACTTCTAACAAAACATTAGAATGGAAAACAGCAACTAATGCGTGGACTTCGAATGTAAACTTTGATATAGATAATACAGGTAATAGCTATAAAATAGGCGGCGTATCTAAATTATTAGATGACACATTAGGATCAACAGTTGTTTATGCTAGAGGATTAACACAACTTGGACAATTAGATTATCTTAATGTCGGAAGTCTTTTTATTACTCAAATTAACAATAATACTCTACAAAGTTCTACAGCATTAAATTTGACAGCAAACGCTGTAGATAGTGACGGTAGAGGTATAAATATCACCGCTGCCGGCGACATACATATTACTGATTTACAAAAAATTACAGGCATGGCTAATCCAACAGCAAGCCAAGATGCAGCAACAAAATTTTATGTTGACGACCAAATTGCAACCGAAACAATTGTTTTCTCCATGGATATTACAGGTCTAGGTTCAGGCGCAACTTTATACGATAATGTAAAAGTATTTTTAAATGATTTATATCCAGCAGCAACTTTAAATTCTGGAAAAGTAGCAAAAATACATGCAACTTCCTATGCTGGTGCAACAGTAAGTGGCATTAGCATTACAGTATCAGAAAATAACACAGGTGTACTACAAAAATCCTTCCAGCAAGTAGATTATGCTGATGGTAGTCAAGGACCTGTAATAAGAGACGTGGTATCTAATACTACTGCGTCTGGATCTGCAATTTTAACACCGTCTAGACAGATATTAGTTTTTACATCTGACGGAACAGATTGGGATTTTACAAGCGATACACTGTATCCTTAAAATAGAATAAATAAGTATAGTAATACTTTTAGGGGCTAGACACAATGGCATATCAAATTGATAGATATAATAATACACTATTAACAACAGTAGAAGACGGAACAGTTGACCAAACAACTGATCTTAAATTTATTGGTAAAAATTACGCTGGATACGGCGAAATACAGAACGAAAACTTTTTATTCCTGCTAGAAAACTTTGCAGGAGCAAATCAACCATCAAGGCCTTTAAGTGGCCAAGTTTGGTTTGATAGCAGCAACAGCAAACTTAAATTTTATGACGGAACTCAGTGGAGAACAACTGGCGGAGCAGAAATAGGAAGTTCTGAACCTACTGGATTAACAGATGGAGATTTTTGGTGGGACAATACTAACGATCAATTGTATGTCTACAACGGAGCAGCATTTATATTAATAGGCCCTCAAAATGCTGGCGAAGGCGTAACACAAATGCAAAGCAGACAAGTGTTGGACGATACAGGCAATGCTCAAAGTATTATTACAGCAACAGTGAATGATACTGTTGTAATGATCATAAGTCCAAATTTATTTACACTTGATAGTATTACAAACCCAATTACAGGGTTTACTTTTATACAACGCGGTATTACTCTTATTAATTCAGAAACAGGTGAAACTTCAACAACACATAGATTTTTTGGAACTGCATCTGATGCGGATCGATTAGAAGGATCGTCTAAATCAGAATTTGTTTTAAAATCGGGTGCATCATTTGATTCATCAGTATCTTTTCCGGATGCTGGAATTGTAATAGGTAACAGCAATGATCTAAGTATATCTATCGAAAATGGTGTTGAAGCTGTAATTGCAAATACAACCGGAATTAATAGTAAGGTTAAATTTAAAAATACTACATCAGATGGTACATTAGCACATGTAGCTACAATGACAGCTGAAGGGTTGCTTCCAGCATCAACTAACCTTTATGATTTAGGAAGTGCTTCTTTACAATGGAATGACATTTATGCAACAAATTTTGTTGGAGTTGCATCTAAGACTACTACACTAGCAGATGGTACTGGTAGTTATAGGACGGCTAGAGTAGCAACTACTCCTGATACTGTTGTTGTTAGAGACGCCACCGGCAGTATAAATGCAAACTTATTCCAAGGTACAGCAACACAAGCAAGATATGCTGACTTAGCAGAAAAATATTCTACAGCAGAAGAACTTGCTCCAGGCACAGTAGTTTGTGTTGGCAGAGGCGAAGCAGAAGTTGAACCAGTTAATTCAGGTTGCGTAGCAATTGGTGTAGTTTCAACTGATCCTGCACTAATGATGAATAGTGAAGCAGACGGCCAATACATTGGACTTAAAGGTCGACTACCAGTACGTGTTGTTGGTTCTGTAAATAAGGGCGATGCAGTATATGTAAATGATAATGGATGTGCTGGAACTGCAATTAACGGCGGATCTTTAGTAGGCGTTGCGTTAGAAAGTAACAGTGACGAAGGCGAAAAACTAGTAGAATGCGTACTTAAAGTATAAGGTAGCAAAATGGCAAATATAACAGCAGCACGAATTAATAACCTACAGTCTAGGATTGAATTAATCCTAGGCAACGGCTCGGAAAAAAATGGATACGGTCAAACAGTTACAAGTGTGCAAGTTGTTCCTAACAGTATTATAGATGCAGATCATTTAAATAACATTTATACAGATATAGTAAAAGCTAGAATACACCAAGTAGGCGTTAGTGATCCGTCAATTTCAACTATTAAAGAAGTAATTGAAGATCTAAATGTTATTGCAGACGAAACATCCTTTACTGTTACTAATGAAGGTACAGTAGCAGACGATCCAGAAGGCTCTAAAAAGGGAATTGACGACTTTGAAGATTTAATGCAGCAAGTTGAAGTTGATAAACAACTGATACATCCTAGTCAAGCAACACTTGAGCA